GCAAATAGAATCACAAACTATAAAATTCATTCCAAGATTTTACTTGGCTGATACGCTTATTTTAAGAAATGAAACTACTAATGTTTCAGTTACATTAAATCCTACTTTTGTAGTTGATGGGTATTATTTAAAATGTGATTTAGTTTTAGATTTAAAAGAAAATACTTTTTATAATTTAACAGTATTAAATACTGTTTTGCCTTTTACTGCTGACAATGGAATTAAAACAGTTGATAATAATATATTAACTGCTGATATGACACAATTTAGTAGTGAAAATTCTTTAATTTATAGAGATAAAATTTTCTGTACAAATCAAAACAAAGATAACTATACAGTTAATGAAAATCAATACGTAGCGAACGTTACAACAAACGAATTTAAAATATATGAGTAATATATCAATTGTAAATTTAAGTGCTTATACAAGTCCTATAATACAAGAAAACAAGAAGAATAACTATATTGAGTATGGTGCAGATAATAATTACTTTCAATATTTAATTGATAGGTATTTATATAGTGCTACAAATGGTGCTATTATTACAGGGGTTGCTAATATGATTTATGGCAAAGGATTAGATGCTTTAGATTCTAATAAAAAGCCAAATGAGTATGCACAAATGAAATCTATTATAAAAGATTCTGATTTAAAGAAAATAGCTTTAGAAAGAAAACTTTTAGGAATGGCTGCTATGCAGGTTGTAATGGAAAAGAAACAAGTTAAACAAGTGCTTCATTTCCCTATGCATACATTAAGAGCTGAAAAATGCAATGATAAAGGACAAATAGAAAATTGGTATTATCATCCTGATTGGACTAAAAAGAAACCAAGTGAAGAATTAAAACGCATTCCTGCTTTTGGATTTGGTAACGGTAATGAAGTTGAGTTGTATATTTTACATCCTTATGTAAGTGGATTTGACTATTATAGTCCAATAGATTATAGTGGTTCTTTGCCTTATGCTTTATTAGAAGAAAACATAGCAGATTATCAAATCAATGATTGTCAAAATGGTTTTAGTGGTACCAAAGTTATTAATTTCAATAACGGTATTCCTTCTGAGGAAATGCGTGATAAAATGAAGCGTGATGTACTTGGTAAACTAACAGGAGCAAGAGGTGAAAAAGTTATTATTGCTTTTAATGCTAATGCTGAATCAAAAACTACAGTTGATGATTTACCTTTGAATGATGCTCCTGCACATTATGAATATTTATCTAAAGAATGTTTTGAAAAGTTAATTGTAGGTCATAGAGTTACAAGTCCTATGCTTTTAGGAATTAGAGAATCAGGTGGTGGATTAGGTAACAATGCTGATGAAATAAAGACTGCTACGCTATTATTTGATAATATAGTTATAAAACCATATCAATTAGAAATAGTTGATGCTTTAGATGAAATTTTAGCTATTAATAGTATATCATTAAAATTATATTTTAAAACAATACAACCTTTAGAATTCGTAGATACAACGGGTATGAATGCAGAAACTACAGAAGAAGAAACTGGGGTTAAAATGAGTTCTGAAAATATTGAATTAGATGACTTTCTTTTTTCTAAAGGTGAAGTATTATCTGATAATTGGGTTTGTGTTGATTCAACAGAAGTTGATTATGATACTGAAGAAGAATTAGATGCTGAAATTAATAATCTAAATAAAAAAAGTATATTATCTAAAATATATGATTTTGCAACTACTGTTACAGGTAGACCAAATTCTAAATCTGAACAAGATAAAACAATAGAAGATTTTAAATTTATCACAAGATACACTTATGATGGAAATTCAAGTGCTACTTCTGATAGAGAATTTTGTGTTAAGATGATGAGAGCAAGTGAAAATGGTAGAGTTTATAGAAAAGAAGATTTAGAAAATGTAGATACTAAAATTGTAAATCCTGGTTTTGGACACAATGGACAATCTTATAATTGCTTTCTTTATAAAGGCGGACCACGATGCCACCATAAGTTTACAAGAAAAACTTTTGTAAATATGGAAGGTGTTAATATTGATGTAAACAATCCAAACGCTAAAACTATATCAGTAGCAAAAGCAGAAAAATATGGATATAGAGTTAGGAATCCAAAAGAAGTTGCAATGATGCCTAATGATATGCCTTTGAAGGGTTTTCACCCTAATAATAAGAACTTACCTAAAGACGTAAAATAATGGCACAAGGTTTATTTATAAGTACAAACGATATAGTTAAATTCACTGTTTTAAATGGTAATTTAGACCCTGATATTTATACACAGTATATTTTTCAAGCACAACAGTTACATATTCAAAATTATTTAGGAACAAAACTATATAACAAGATTAATGATGGAATTGTAGCAGGTAATTTAGCAGCACCATATACAACGCTTTTAAGCGTATATATTAAACCAATGGTAATACATTGGGCGATGGTAGAATTCTTACCTTATGCAGCTTATAAAGTATCAAATAAAGGAGTATTTAAACATAATTCTGAAAACAGTACTACAGTTGAAAAGAATGAAATAGACTTTTTAATTGAAAAAGAGCGTGATGTTGCACAATCTTATACAAATAGATTTATAGATTATATGAGTTTTAATCAATCTTTATTTCCTGAATATAATCAAAATTCAAATGCTGATGTATATCCTGATAAAGACGCAAATTTTACAGGATGGATTCTATAAAAGAAACATATAAACCAAAAGAGATAAACGTAAAGAAATTAGAAATTTTTTTAAATAAATTAGATAAAAAAAATGATACAAGTAATTAACATAGGAACAACTGCAAATGATGGTACTGGTGATACAGTAAGAAATGCTTTTGATAAAGTAAATGATAATTTTGCAGAAGTATATAATTTAGCTTCTAATGGTTTATATGCACAAACTGTTTTAGGTACTCCTGTAGTTTATGCTCCAAGTGGAGGACAAAAAGATTTAATTGGAACAGGCGTTGGAAGTTTAATTATTCCTGCTAATACACTTAAAATTGGTGATTCATTTGCTGCTAAAATGTGTGGTAATTTAACTAACACAAATAATCAAATATTACACTTTAGAATTAAATCAAACGGGGTTGTTATTATAGATGCTTTAGAATACACTTTATCTACTGCTACAAATAAAATATTTGATTTAATATTAGATTTTACAATAACAAAAATAGGTGGGGCAGGAGTTGCTGAATTATTTGCAAATGGAAGTTTTACATATAACAAAGATGCTTCAAACGCAATTGAAGGTATAAATTTTGGATTAGTAAGTAATACTGTATTTAATACCACGGTTTCAAATACTTTAACTATAACTGCTGAATGGGTAACTTCAAACGTTGCTAATACAATACGTTCTCAAAATTTCACTTTAACTAAAGTTTATTAATTATGGCAAATAATATAGGTTGGGGTCAAGGTGCAATTAACAACGTTATTGGTTGGGGTCAAGGTGCAATTAATAATATTATTGGTTGGGGTTCAATTTATTCAAAAAGTTATAGTGGCGAAACTGATATTATTGGTTCTCCTGTTCCATTAATAATTTCAAATTTTAAAGTAAGAGTTTTAGCTGATTCAGGAATATTTGAAGCAGAATCTTGTTTAAATACAACACTAACAAATTTAAATAATATATAATGAGTTTATTAGATAAAGCAAGTTTAATAGTAACGCCAAATTCGTATAAAGCAAGCAAGTTATATTCAGTTATTCCATCAAGTGGTGCAGGTGATATGGACGTAGTTCGTGCTACAACAGCCACAAGAGTTAATAGTGCTGGTTTAATTGAAAGCGTAGCTGTAAATATACCTCGTATTGATTACACAAACGGAAGTTGTCCGAGTTTATTGCTTGAACCGCAGAGAACTAATTTATTACTTCAATCAAATAATTTTACAGCATCTTGGGTTATTGGTTCAAATGTTACAGTTACTTCAAATTATGCTATTTCTCCAGATGGCAATACAAACGCTTCAAGATTAGCTACAAGTGGTACTTTTCAAAATGTTTATCAAACGGGAATAGCCACAATTATTGGTTCTGTTTATACCGTTAGTATTTACGCAAAGAATACAATTGCTGGTACAAATCAAAAGTTAAGATTTGGTTCATTTACTGTTGGTTTTTCTCAATATACTTTAACAGATAATTGGAAAAGATACACACATACTTATATTGCTAATACTATTTCTGAATTAATAGGAATAACAAACCCAACACCCACAGAAAATTTTGATATTTTAACATATCAATTTCAAATTGAACTTGGTGCTTACGCAACTTCATACATTCCAACAGTTGCATCTACAGTAACTCGTAACGCTGATGTTATTTCTAAAACAGGAATAAGTAGTTTAATAGGGCAAACAGAGGGAACTGTATTTATTGAATATTACAATCAATTAATATCATCTACGATATTATTTTTAAATAAAAATACAACTAATTCAATAGCAATCGCAACAACTCCAACGAGTATTCAAAGTTTTGTCATTTGTAATGGCGTACAATTTCAATTATTAGCTACTGGATATACAGTTAAAAATCAAAAATTAAAAATAGCTATTAGTTACAATTCATTAGGTTACAAATTATTTATAAATGGAATTTTAAAAGGAACTAATGTAAATTCAATTATTTTTACAGCTCCGCTTACAAGTGTAAATTTTAACGACTCCGTTGTTATTAATCAAAATCAAACAATTTATAATAATGGAGTTCAACTTTATAAAACAGCTTTAACAGATTCTGAATGTATTCAATTAACAACTTTATAAAATGAATATTTATAAATTAAATTACCCGAACAAAGAAACTGCAATTGTTGATTTATTAGCAAAAGGAGTTTATAATGAAGATTTATCATACGGTAAAGGTATTCAAGCGGTTGTTGAAATTGGTAAAATTGTTTTGACAAATGGAACATACGATGCTGATTTTAACGAAGTAACCGCTCCAGTATTTGCTGACGGATATGCTTACGACGTAATGAGTGATACTACAATTGATTTTGGAAGTGAAATATTCCCGAATAATCCAGTACACGGTTTTGCTGGATGTGAAATAATTAAAGATGAGCAAGGAACAATTTGATATAATATTAAGTAAATGGATTTCTCGCAAGTTATTAGTTTTTTTAATAGCTTGTGGGGGTTTATTTAGTGGTCAATTAACTTCATCCGATTGGGTTGTTATTGCAACGGCTTACATAGGAATTGAGGGAATTACGAACATAGTTGAACGATTAAAAAAATGAAACAATACATTTTAGATTTAAAATTATCATTATTTACAGGAACTTATTTTTTAATATCATTTGCTAATGTAGATGCTGCAATGAAAATATTGGCTTTTATAGCTGCTACAGGATATACTTTAAGACGTTGGTATTTATTAGAAAAAAATAATAAAGATGAAGCTAAATAATGCTGGATATTTACTTATTACAGAATTTGAAGGATTTAGTGCAAATCCTTATTTATGTTCTGCAAAAGTACCGACAATAGGATATGGTAACACATATTATTCTGATAACAAACGTGTAACTTTATTAGACAAAGAAATAAACAAACAACAAGCGTTTGAAATGTTTAAAGTAATTGCTGATAGATTTGCATCTAAAGTTTCTAATTTAGTTAAAACACCTTTAAATCAAAATCAATTTAATTCTTGTGTATCTTTAGCTTATAATATTGGAATGGCTAATTTTATGAATAGTACACTTTTAAAATTAGTTAATAAAAATCATAATGATATTTTAATTGGATTAGAATTTAAGAAGTGGAATAAAGTAAATAAAAAAGTAGTTGCAGGTTTAACAAGAAGAAGAAATTATGAAGCAGATATTTATTTTAGTTAGTTTAATTTTAATTGGATGCGGTTCAAGAAAAGTAGCAATACAAGAAATTAAAAAAGATAGTTTGTCACAAATTAATACTAAAATTGTTACAAAAGAAGAAACAAATATTGCTATTAAAAACGATATTTATACAGATGAATTTACTATAACACCTTTAGACACTTTAAAAGATATTGTAGTAAACGGTATAACGTACAAAAACGTTGTTTTAAGATACAAAAAAGTAAAAGATAATAGTTTACATATTGAAAAGAAAACAATCGTTAAGAATGAACTTAAAAAGGAATTAACTAAAACTTCAGTTAAAGAATTTAAAAAGGATATAGATAGAAAACAAAACTATTGGAATTACTTATGGTTGTTATTAATTCCAATTTGTTATTATTTATATAAAAGATTTAGATTTTACTTATAAATTATTTCTGAAATTTTAAATATTAAACAATTATTTTCATTTAATTTTATTTTATAATCTTCTAAATGTTTTAAACTTTCAAAACTTTTTATATATTCTAAAA